AGAGGACTTGTTAATAATGAGATAAACAAAACCAAAGTGCTCTCCAATATCAGAACTGGTAAAAGGTTTCTCATTATAAATCCAAGGATTGTCATAGTCAATATCTATACTCATCAATTATATCAAGGACTTCGTTGAGATATTTATGGGCAAGTCCTTTAGAGTCCCAACCTGGTTGGTCTCGATATAATCTATCTTTTAATTTTAAAACACGAATCTTGAGTTCGTCTTTAGTGAGTTGATTTTTAGGCATAAAAAAAAGGGAGATTGCTCTCCCCTATCTATAAAGTTTTTTTATATTATTACAGATTAATAATACTATCTCTCCACTCTTCACTCATATTCACCATAATTGCTTCTGCTGCTTCTGGAGTTTCAGCATATCCTTCATCAAGTAAGTGTGAGAGGATGATGTCGTAGAGGTCTACTTGTTCTCCAAGAGCATCATTTATTCCATCAATAATACCATCTCTAACAGCCTTTCCATAATTATTTTTTTTCTTAGGAGTATTAGGACGAGGACCAGTTTTCTTAAATCTATCTCTTAGAGCTGCTGCAGCAGATGGACCTACTTCCCTTGCTGTGTCTCCAACTGCCCTATTTTGCCTCTCTTTTTCTTTAGAAGCTTCTGGATTATGGCGTTTTGCTGTTTGATATATTTTCTGTGCTTGTCTACCAAGTTTTTCACTTTTTTGACCAGCAATTTGTCCCCCCGCAGTTCCCCCTTTAGGATCTAAATTTTCACCAGCATCGTGAGCTTTTTTAAGAGTATTAGCCCCTTTAAGCATTTTATGGGCAACTCTTTTTGCCATTTTACCTCTAGGTGGTTTATATCCCTCATTCATAACAACTTCCATATATGCTTCTTGAAGATTGCGAAGTTCTTGTGCGTCCATTTTATGAATACTTTTTAGGTATTTATAATTAAACAACATTAATTCCTGGTTCTAATATTTTATAATCACTACCATCATAAGCAACACCAGAGAAATACTCTTCATCATTTGATACAGAAAACATATTATATTCTCTACCATCTTCAAATGGTGTTATATCCACCAAATCTCCATAAGTATTTTTCCAAATGCTATGGTATATCGCACAACCATAAGTATCGTCATCAGTATCTGTAATCAAATAGTATCCACTTATTTTTTCTCCACCATAAGTTTTCACATAATGATTTACATTATTGTGGCAGTTTGCATCAACACACAAAGGTTTTGATATGACTGGTATTTTTAAAAGTGTAGAAGAAAACTTACAATACTCTTGAAGTTTGATTACACACTCGTCGTCTGGTAATGATACTCTAAACTTTCTCCTCAATACTCCATCCATTTCTTCTAGGCCCTTTTCTATTATATTTGATTGCAGCACTCATAGTAGCATATGAAATATTTTGAGATTTGCAAAATTCTTTTAGTGCTCCAGTAATAATATACTCTTTATTTTCCGAAGAAATAATCCTCCAAGTCTTGGAGTTTGGATTATCTTTACCAAACTTTGGTGCTCTGTTTTGACTTATTTTATTTCTTGTTTCTTGCGATAATTTAGCACCATACCTTGGATTATTTTTACCAGCAACCTTTTCACTTATTTTCCTCTTTGCTTCTTCAGTGTGCTTTCTGCCACCAAAACCTTTTGTTTTTTGTCCACCAGGTTTTCCTTCTCCACCAAGATTTTGATTTAATAAAACTCCACCATCACACTCTCTTTTCCAAAGTGCTATGTGTTTTATTTCCAACTCTATAGCTTCTTCTTTAGATAAACCAGATTTTACAACACACCTTCTTTCTCTTGATGGTAATAGATTTGCTCCATTACTTCTCAAATGTTTTGCGTGTATTCTTCTAGGTTTTCCATAACCAACATAAAAGGGAGAACAAAAGTCCTCCCTTAAGTAATAATAAAGAATATAGTTATTCATTTTAAGACTGAACTTACCTATTATTATTTATATAATACACTATTTCAGTCTTAAAGTCAATCAAAGTTTAAAACCACTAAATGTGTCTTTTTTAACGTCTTGTTTGATTCCACCAACCACATAAGACTGTACTTGAGTTTCCTGGGGAGCCACCTGGAGACCTTTAGAGGAAATCCAGTGCTGTGTCCAAGGAAGTGGATTATTGTTTGCTGGGATATCGTATTGTGGTTTAAGTCCAATCGCTTTAAGTCTTCTGTTGGCAATCCACTCAACGTATTGTTGAAGAAGTTTATCGTTAAGTCCAATCATGCTTCCATCTTTGAACAGATAATCTGCCCAACGCTTTTCTTCATTTACAGCACGATCAAACATAGCATATGTCCACTCTTCCTCTTCTTTCATAATCTGCTTCATTTCTGGATCATCACCGTCACGCCATTTGTTCAGAATATTCTGAGTAATGGCTAGATGTTGGTTTTCGTCTCTTGCGATAAGAGAGATGATTTTAGCGGATCCTTCCATAAGCTTAAGTTCACCAAAGGCGAAACTACAAGCAAAACTAACGTAGAAGCGAATACCTTCAAGAATGTTAACGTTTGCGACTGCTCTATAGAGTTTTCGTTTAACGTCATTAATTGTTTCCTTTGCGTATGATACTCCTTCAAGATTGTGCATCCAAGCATCAGATACACCATACTGTTGTGATGATTGAATGAAGTCATCGTATGATTCCGTAACGCTCTTAGCACGTTCCAGAATACGCTCATCGGTCACAATTTTATCAAACACCTCACTTGGATCAGAATATACATTCTTAATAATGTATGTGTATGAACGCGAGTGAATCATTTCCATGAATCCCCACACTTCCATACAAGCTTCCAACTCAGGAAGTGAGCAGTATGGAATAAATGCCATACCAGGTCCACGACCTTGAATAGAGTCAAGCATAATCTGATACTTCAGGTTAGAAGTATAGATATGCTTTTGCTCTGGGCGAAGTGTTTGATAATCTCCACGGTCCTTCTGGAGAGAAACCTCTTCAGGTCTCCAAAAGTACCCAAGTTGCTGAGTAGTTAGTTTATCGAATACTGGATATTTGTATGAATCATATCTTTGAATTCCAAGTGGTTTACCAAAAAACATAGGTTGCTTTTTGGTATTCACTTGCTCAGTATTAAAAACTGTCATACCTTTAATCTGTGTTTGTTGGTCTTCCGTGGAAGAAATTTTAAACTGCACAGGATTCACACTCTCCCTCCTCTACTGAACTTAACTCACTTAGCAAATCTTGAAGATTGGGTTTTTCTTCTACTACCTCATCAGTCTTAATATCATAAGTGTTTTGGTAGTAAGAAGTTTTCCACCCGTACTTGTATGTAGTCAAAAAGTCATTTGCCATAACTGAAGTTGGAACTTCATTATTATCATAATTTTCTGGATTGTAACTCCAGTTGCCAGAAATTGCTTGGTCAAAGAACTTTTGCATTACCGCAACAATATTAATATACCCAGTGTTGTTAGGCATATCCCAAAGAAGCGTATAATTGTTCTTGAGCGTATGATACTGGGGAACAATCTGCTTGAGTGGTCCTTTTTTAGATTTCTTAACGGACAAGTAATCTCTAGGCGGTTCGATTCCATTTGTTGCATTTGACACAACGGAACTGCTCTCCGATGGCATTTGTGCGGACAGTGTTGAGTGCCTGAGACCGTGTTCCAAGATAGATGCTCTAAGAGTTTCCCAATCATGCTCTAGTCCAATAGAAGAAATTTCGTCTACATCTTTTTTATAGGTGTCGATTGGAAGAATTCCATCAGCATACTTAGTACGACCAAAGTATTCACAGTGTCCCTTTTCTTTAGCAAGTTGATTAGATGCTTTCAGTAGATAATACTGGAATGCCTCAGTCAATCCATGAACTGCATCCCATGCTTCTTGGTCAGCATAATTATATCCAAGTTTTGCCAAATAGTGCGCTAGACCAATAAACCCTATACCAAGAGAACGACGCGCCTTGGTGGCGATTTCTGCCGCTGCTACGGGGTATTTCTGATAGTCAATCAATTCGTCCAAACCACGAACAGAAAGGTCACAAAGTTCCTCAAGTTCTTCATCAGATTTTACCTTACCGACATTGATGGCAGACAGAATGCAAAGAGCAATCTCTCCACTTGTATCATCAATATGTTGGATGGGATAAGTGGGCAGAGTAATTTCTTGGCACAGATTGCTCATCTCAACTTTATCCTTAAAGGATGAGTGAGAATTACAATGGTCAATATTCATGATGTAGATACGACCCGTTTCAGCCCTTTCTTTAAGAAGGTTGAGAATGAGTTCTTGCGCTTTAATAGTCTTTTTCGGAATGGACGGATTGTTCTCATATGAAACATAGAGATCGTCAAAACCAGGGAGTCCGAAAGAATCATAAAGTCCAGGTACGTCATGGGGACTGAAGAGAGTAACCTCTTCATCTTTGATGAACCTTTCATAGAACAACTTACTAATTTGAATGGAGTAGTCCAGTTTACGAACTCTATTATCTTCTGTTCCTTTGTTGTTTTTAAGAACAAGAATATCTTCTATTTCTTGGTGCCAGATTGGGAAGTGGACTGTCGCGGATCCACCTCGTATGCCATTTTGCGTGCAACAACGGACAGTTGCTTCAAACTTTTTGAGAAATGGTACAACACCCGTGTGTTGAACTTCTCCACCTCTGATTTTGCTGTTGATGCCACGGATTCTACCAGCGTTGATGCCGATTCCCGCCCTCTGTGCAACGTATCTGCCAATAGCCATATCAGAACTAAAGATACTATCGAGGGTGTCATCAACATCAACAAGGACACAGCTAGCAAATTGTCTAAGCGGAGTTCGCACTCCCGCCATGATTGGGGTTGGGATGTTGATTTTGTGTTTGGAGATTGCGTCATAATACCTCTTGACATATGACATTCTGGTTTCTTTTGGATACTCTGCAAAAATTGTCAGAGCAATCATCATGTACATAAACTGTGGGGTTTCATATACACCTCCGCTGCTTCGATCTTGCACAAGGTACTTATCAACGACCTGACGTAGACCTGCATAAGTGAATAACATGTCACGATCATGATCAATCCAATTGTCAGCTTTTGCAATTTCTTCCTGAGAATATTTGCTGTAAATATCATGATCATAAACCTCAGCAGAAACACAATCAATAATGTGATTCTCTAGGGTTGGGAGTTCTTTCATCTTCCCATAAAGTTGCTTGCGAACAGAGAAAAGAAGTAGACGAGCAGCAACATATTGATAATTTGGATGATCCAAATCAATTAAATCAGATGCAGAACGAATCAGAATTTCTTGAATTTCTTGGGTAGTAATTCCATTATAGAACTGAATACCAGATTTCATTTCAACCTGACTCGCAGATACACCTGCAAGACCCTTACATGCTTCTTCGACCATCAAATGCATCTTGTCTAGGTCAAGAGATTCAATTCTCCCATCACGCTTTTGTACTTTTGTTCCGTTGCTCATATTTTCTTCCAGATAGTAAATTTAAGTTTTGCTTCTAGTCCAGAGTAGGTGTTAGATTCTATCACAGACTTAACATTAAGTCCAGATAAAATCATATCATTAATGTCCTTTTCAATTATTGATGAAGGCCAAATTACAACTTTTTCTCCGCGATCAATAGCGCGGGAGATTCTTGAGTGGATTTCTGCATTACGTGGTTCGTTATCATAAATCCAAACGCAATCGCTAATACCCCACTTACTAACATCACCGTCAGCTCCGCAAAGAGCAATCGAGTTGTGAATGAAAGTTGAGTCGAAGGGACCTTCTGTGATGTAGACAGTTTTACTTTTTTCAATCTCATCGAGACCGTAGATTTTTGGTGCGTCATCGTTAAGCATTACAGTAATATATTTAATCTTGCTAGGACCAAGTGATCTTCCCTGAAATCCAACAAGAGTATTTTGATAGAACAGAGGAATAATAATCCTAGGTTCATCTTTAGTTGTATCGTCAAAGACTTCCTTTAAGGAGTTGGTCCAAGACTTAAAATTTTTGGCGTAATAATAGTTATGTGGGTTTAACTTTCGCTTTACCAAATATTCATTTGCGTCATCATTTTCTGATGCTTTTGGTAAATTCAACTTTGGTTTAAACTTTGGTGATTCAAAATTAAATACTGGTTCTTCTACAGTAAAGTTTCTGCCAGTTTTACCATCCTTAAACTTTTCAAACGTATATTGTTTATAAATTAATGAGTCAATTTGCTTTAGAAAATTATTGAAGGATATATTAATACCACAATTATGACACTTAAAGTTAGTATTATTTTTTACTTGATACAAGTATCCTCTTGCCTTATTTTTATTTTTTTGAGAGTCGCCACAAATAGGGCAACGAAAATTGTAAAGATTACTCTTAACCTTCTTGAACTTTTGAAAACGAGAAGATATTAAATTGATGTACTTTACATCAACAAAGTCCATAAACAAACATTAACCTTTCCTGTATTCTATCAGACTATCGAATTTTGTCAAGGCAAAGCGAAGTGATTATTGCCGTCCATTTAATGACAGAATTAGTTGTTTTTTGAAGCGAGTAGACTGTGGTTTTGTTTTTTGTTTTCATGGCAACTTGTGCCAATTCTATGATTATTTATTTTTTTCAACTTGCACTTGTCGAGCATCTGGAGTTAAGAAATCTACGACCATATGAGATTGTGAAATTGCAAAAGATACTACTGCAAAAACACCAACAATAATCCAACGAAACTTTACAAATTCTTCTAACTTAGATTCCACCTTTTCAATTCTTTGTACTACCGCTTCGTGCGAATCTTTATTCTCTATTCTCAACTCTTCAATCAATCTTCCAATATAATCATCTGCTTTATTACACTGCTCAATTCTTTCATCATGAACAGCAAGCATCTTACTAATATTTTGACTGGTTCTTCCCATAATTTGAATTGCTTCATCTATCTTTTTTAATAGCAATTCATAAGAAGAAAGTCTTTCTTCTAGTACTGCAATTTTGGTGTCAGCAGATGTATTTTGATTAAACATTTTTTTTAGAGTTTATTATTTCTTAGACTACGGAAACAAAAACCCCAAGTAGTTTTTATATTATTTATATTTTTATCTCATCCAACGCTTACGTGATCCGATACCAAGATAAATGTTTTTCTTCTTTTTTTTAAAGACTGGTGGATTGTTGGGATCTGCCTCAGGAGTCCCTGCAATATTTCCACTTCCAACATTATTAGTTGGAATAGAATCCTCTTCTAACGATTTATATTTGCGAAATGCTTCAATAATTCTATCAATCTTCTTCTTTTCCATTATAGATTTTGTAAAGTTCTGATAAACAAAATAAATCGATTTTAATATTGTGAATATCCGATTTTGGATATTCAGGCAATCTACCAAGAAATGTAATAAAAGTTTTAACCAAAGGCCACAACTCTTTTTCTATTTTAAAAAATAGCATGGGAGTTGTGGCTTCCCCGAATATGTTATAGAGAATGATGAAATGGTTAATGAGAAGATGAGTTTTTAATTCTCCACTTCTCTTATATCGTTTCAATAATCGTTTGATATATTTAAAATGATTTAAATCTTTTTCAAAGTCTTCTCTAGTAACCGCTTGTGGGTTTTCATAATTTTTAATAGCAAATAAGAGAAAATTATCCTCATTCAATTCATTAAAAATCATATCATGCCTTAATTGTTAAAGTAGTAGTTCCGATACCAACACCAGACAAGTATGTTCCTGCGCCACCAACATTACATAAAATGTCGGAAGTAAATACTTTAATTGCAGATGTACCGCCACCAGAGAAATCGGTAATTGTTCCAACTACCCCAGACTCCATCTTGATGCTAAGAACAGTTCCAATACCAGTAGATGGTGCAGTAAATGCAAATGCTACTCTATTTGAAATTTGTCCGTTAAAGTTGGTGACAACCGTATCACCATTATTATTTGTGTAAACATTCAGTTGAGCTCCATAATTTGCAGCACCAACGGATGCAGCATAAGCAACTAGTGGAGCACCTGTTGAACGAAGAACACTAACAGTTGCGCCTGCGGAACAATAAACAGTCTCATTCCAAACTACATGTACATATGCGGTTCTGTTTGTTCCAATTCCAGTAGTTCCGCCAGCACCAACAGAAATTGGAGATGCTTTGTTTGGATCATCAAAGAAGACTGCAACAGGAGTTGCTTGACCCAAACCAGTATTATTTGCACCATGACCTGCGCCACCCGGTGCAGCACCTGTATTTAAACCAGCAACAGGAACTAAAATTTCATCCCAATAAGATGTTGAAAGTCCAGACTGCTCAGTTGTACCATAATGTCTTTGAATCCATCCACGTCTGTCTGCGAAAGTATTCCAAGGGCTTCTATTACGATCTACGTTGTGATTATACTTAGGAATTGCGTAATTGTTAGCAGCCGTTTCAGTAGTTGTGGAAATGCCCCAGAGTGCCATTCTTTTTACCTTTACTAAATTTATGCGTAGAAATATTTATAAAAAAAAGAGACCCTACTTTTGGTCTCTCTTATGTTTTAAAACTGTTCTAAGAAAATGAGTTATTAAATCTAACAGACCGTTTTCCTCAAATTTTTTTGTTTTTGCCAACCACTCAGATGCAGTTAACAATAAACCAAGAACAATAGTTATCCCCCAGTTTGTAACTAAACAAGTAATCACTTACAATCTTTAAGGAGTGCAGTTCTTACAGTTGAGGCAATTACATTATCAATATCATTATCCGTGGTGTTCACATAACGCTCAAGTAGTTCAACTACAAGACGCTTAGTGTGGCAAGAATTCATAGCAGCAAGAATGATTGGTTTTACAATCTCTACTAGTGCGCCCATGATGTCCTCCGTATTGTGGATTCAGAACTATTTAGAAATCAGTCCGTTTCTAAAGGAAGTTTTCCTTGTTTCTGCAAATTAAGTTTTTGTCTCTGCAATTGTTGTTGCTTTTGTTGCATTAATTTTAGATTGGCATATTTTTGCCTTTCAATATTAGTATCAAGTGGTTTTTCTTTTGTTTGTTTTGGTTCTACCTTTGGCTGAAGTTCCAACGCTTGTTCTGCTATTTTCTTTGCCATCTTTGTAGCAGTAGCATACATCACTTCTTTACCGCGACCAGGATATCTCTTTTCAAAGTCAGATGCTTTATCTTTCATAGACTTGACAATCTCTTCACGCTTCTTCATTTCCATTTTAGTCAAAGTCTTTTCATCAATCTGAACTTCTTCATTTCTTACTGAAGCAAGCAAGTCATCTAGTTTGCTTTTCTTCTTTTTCTTAGCAGGTGCTTTTGTTTTTGGTGCTGCTTTTGCTTTTGGTTTTGAGGGAGTTGTCGCACTTCCTTCCCAAGGATCAGCAGGTTTTTCTGCTTTCTTTTTAGTAGTAGGTGCTTGATAAGAACCACTACTTACTCTTTCTTTAGTTCCCGCACCAGCGCCGCGATAGGTTGATGGTTTTCTTTCTGCAGTTTTTGGTGCTTCCTTTCCACCTTCCATTTTACGAGCAACACCTAATGCACCTTTAGCAACCTTTCTTGCTCCTCTTGCAACTGCTGCTTTTGCGGACTTTTTAACACCAGCAAGTTTTTGTTTTGCTGCTGCTAGCAAACTTGCTTTTTTCTTTTCTGGTTTTGCTGCTGTGTCATGCCCAAAAGTAACCTTTGCCTCAGTTAATGCATACTCAAGTGCATCTTCAACTTCATCTTCAGAATATCCTTCATCAAGAAGTTCAAGATATGCGCCTTCTACAATAAAATCAAATTCATCAATTTCTACCATCTCAAGCAGAGTTCCACCAATCTCTTCTACACTCTCTTGAATATTTGGATTGATTTTAATTTTGTTATTAATTTTCTTTTCTTTTATTTTTTTCTCATATTTCTCATCATCCATTACTTCTAGAAGATCTTCTCTCCAATTTGAAAACTCTTCTTTTGCGATTGCTTTTGCGCGAACTTTTCTACGATTCTTTAAATATTCATCAGACTTATCGGTGTCTCCATCATTATCAATATCAGCATCTTCCTTGCCAACAGGATCTAATGCTTCTTTAGTAACAAGACCAATTACATTCTTATTTTTCTTAGTCAATTTATCCATATATGAAATGCTTTGCTTTTGTTGGTCAGCGTACCCTTTACCAGTTGAAGGAGAAAGTCTCTTATCACCAGATCTTCTTTCATCTGAAGCAGCTTTTCTCATCTCTGGGTCAGCACCCTTTACTGCTTCACTCATTTTTTCCCTTTTTTCCTTTGCCTTTGCAAGAAGTCTTTCACGAGCAGCATCTCTTTCTGCTTTAGGAATAGCAGTTACAGCACCAAGTCTTTCTGCAGGTTTTCCTGGAACTGCAGATTCAGCAACTTGCTCTAGATATACTCTAGAAATATCGTTCAGAGGATTAGTAGACATCTTAATAAGTACTTAGTTTCTTTGCCTTATACTTATTTAGGAATTCCTTAATACTAGACTGCTTATATCCACCATAAGGTTTCGCTCCATATTGAAGATTTGTTTTATCACCTTTATTAAATCCAGGTGTCATATCAACTGCATATTTAAAATAACCTCCAGTTCCTGCAAGAGTATTTGGTTTACCAGGAAGTCTCATCTTTTTTTCCATCTTAACTTCAGTATATTCCATAACGTCTTTAATCCAAGACTTAAACATATAACCTTCTTCAGTCACACAAATCAAATGATTGGTTCCTCTACGAATTACTTCACCAACCAATCCAGTATTTAAATTTTCAACATTATCACCTATTTTAAAAATTTTGTTGAGAACATAATTTTCACGAAGATTTTTCATGTCATACTTTGGAGCAATTTCCCAAAGGTTGTAATTTTCTTTTTTAAGTTTTGCTTTTTTTGCACCCATTCCTTGACGAACTGCATCAAAAAGTGTTTTTGCATCGCCATCATCAAGTGTTTTTGGAGTTCCTCTACGGAAAGAATCAAAATCATCATCCATTACTGCCTTTCTCATTTTAGATGCAGACATTCCTTCTACACCCTCAGCATCAGCATCACGAACACCAGCAGAAATTACACGAATTTCATCAAAGTTATAGAGATCTCCATTATACTTTTGTGCAAGATTTTCAAATTCTGCTTGACGGTCTGATCCTACAACGATGTTTACATTAGTATATCCATCTTCATTTGCCGCAACAAGAACGTTAAAGATAGTTTTCATTTCGGGATCATTAACGATGTTATCCTTGAATTCAGGGAACATCAACTTCATATACTTAATCTTCTTACTTGCATCCAATGGATTTTTCTTAGGATCCTGAGTTCTTGATGGATAAATCTTAATATCACCGCCAGCAGAGATTCTCTTTGCAGACTTCAGAAGTTTTTCATGTCCGACTGTTGGTGGATTGAAACGACCAAACACAATAGTAAGTGGTGGGAGTTCTTGTTCCTGTGCTTGATCTTCTGGTGCTACTCCAGATGCTTGTGGTGCTGCAGGAACTGGTGCCTGTGCTACTTGGGGTTGTGCTGTTGGTGCAGCAGCTGCTTGTCTTGGTTCTGCTGCAGGTTCCGCCGCAGATGCTTGACGACCATCAGTAAACTTGAGTTTTCCTTTATCAGTTCTTGCTACTAACTTGCCAGAGCGATCTAACCAACCACCATGACCATCTCCCTTTAGACCCAGTTTTTGAGCCTGCTGAGATGCTTGCGACTGAGTTGCCTCTGCTAGAAATTTGGAAAAACTCTTCATATTGATAAATCTTATACTTTTATTTATTATTCTAGTTTATAGTAGGGTGCTGAAATTGAAGATCTGGAATTTGCATATAGATAAAGGTCTTCGCAAAGTTGATCTTGTTTAGTTTTATTTTGAATCGACATAATAATTTTTGAGAGTTCTGCTCCCTGAGATTTAGAATACAACCAAGAATTAAATTCCTTCTCACTCATACTCAACTGCATATTTGTAAATTCTCTGTCACTATACTCACTACCAAGAACGACTTTAAGATTAGTTTTTAACTTTGATATTACTTCAGATTTTTGATTTTTATTTTTAATTTTATTAGCAACTAGAATATCTACCTCAGGTAATCCGTGCATCTTTAAAAGAAGATTTACTGGACCACCACCAATTTTACCTTGATTTGCTTTCGATCCTTTTACCTCTCCTTGCCATCCACTCAGATTGTCTCCAGAAAATCCTCTAAATTGTATTTTAGTTCCATCGGTGAAAACAATATAAAAATCTTTACTGGATTGTGTTGCCTCAATTCTTGAAAATTGCTTCTCGGAAACATCCTTTTTATCAAAATTTAAAACCTTCAAACTAGATGATCCAGACATTTTCTTCAAAGAGACCCCAAACATCTTCGGATCTTGCGGATTAATTCTTTCATTCATACACTGATTCAGTCCCCGAATAGACTGCTCGTTCTCTAAACAATCTGGATTGTATTGTGGAGTAGTTATGTAAATATCCGCAGGAGACCACTTATTAATATCAATTCGTATTTTCTCAACTTTCTTAATTCTCTTAAATTGATTTTCAATATGCTTTACCGTTTTATCACCTCTATGAAAAACAATTCCATTTTTGAGAGATTTGAACTTATCCCAAAGTTCATTTGCACCAAGAATGGAAGAATTAATCCAATCATCGGTCATTTCATTTAAAATTTTATTTAAGTTTCCATCAACACTAAATTTATCTTTGAATCTTTCGACATTATCTGGGGTAATATCCGAGTTAGTAATATGTCTTCCCAGTCCAAAAGCGACTGCAGCATATACACACTGGGCAGATTCTCCAAGTTCTGTGATAGCAGCACCCGCACCAGATCCACCACCTTTAGTTTTAAATATAATTCTAAGAATTGAAGTTGGACTTTCTACTATTTCCAATCCATCAAATCCCGATTCTGGAACTGGTTTTTGCTCGTACCTAACTCTGGTTTTATTTAATTTCTCCTTTATTTCTTCACGGATCTCAGACCTCTCCTTCCCATTTATTTGGAGAACTGTTATCTTTTCAGTTGCTTTTTTTACCTCAGATTCATAACCCTGCAAAACTTCATTTATTGCAAGTAAAACCTCTGATATATCAGACATAACACGCAAATACTCTTTCAAATATTTAGAATGGAGATAAGGAGACTCGAACTCCTGACATCAGCCTTGCAAAGACCGCGCTCTACCAACTGAGCTATATCCCCGATAAAGATATTATAAAACCCCTCAACTAAAAAGTCAAGGGGTTAGAGCAACCTTCCGATTTATTTATCAGTCCTTATAAGTTCCTGCTCTTCTTGCTGCTTTGTTTCCTGTTCCCCCAATTCCAGAATATGATTTTGGCCAATTGGAACCTGCTACTTTACGGTTAGGAGGAGTTCCCCCAAGTCCGTCTCTATTAGAGCGTCCGATGTGCTTGATTAGTGCGACATTAGCACCTTGACCTGCTTTTGCTCTACCAGAAGGAGTAGAACGCTTAGCAATCATTTCTGCTGCTTTTGCTTTACCTTTTTCGCTAGTGATTGCTTCATCAAGAATTGCATCAACAATCTCTTCATCAATCATATTTGCCATCATCCACTTTGCTTCTTCCAAAGTTTCAGCAAATCCTTCTGCTTGGAGGAACTCAAGGACTAGATCAAAGATATCAAATTCTTCATTTGCCTTCTTCATCTTAGGAGCACTTGCTGGGTGGGTGTCCTTATAGAAAGTTGGTGAACGTCTTGCCTTATCAGCATTCTGCTTCTCTCTCTTTGCCTTTTCAGATGCATGGAACATCTTACTATAGCGAGAAGTTTCTTTCTTCTCGGAGTCACTTACATTTGGAACAGCATCTTTGCTTGCAGGTCTACCATAGACAGAACCTGCCTTTGCCTTCGCCATTTGCTTTGCAACTTTCTTAGCAGGGAAAGGTTGCTTTGCTTCATCAACTTCTTGTGGAGCATTAACCTGTTGGTATGCTTCGATCAAACCTTTGATATTATTGATGTCCATTTTTTTACAAATACTTTTTAGTTATTTATAAAAAAAAGACCCCGAAGGGTCAAGCACCAAGAACAGCACCGATATTATCATCAAGTTGCTGAATTACTCCACGAATATCAGCAACACGAGGAGGAACACTCACTTCATTATAAGTATATCCCTTTTGAGCATCAAACAGAACTTGACGAACTGCTGCAGCACTACGAACATCAAGTTTAAGTATTACTTGTTTTTCTTTACTCACAGGTCTCCCTCCACACGATTTTCAGAACGATAAACATCAAATGCACCTTCAGGATAACGAGCACTCAGTTTTTCATAGTTCATTTCCATAATCTCACGGAAGTTGGTGTCAAGTGCCATACATGCTTGAGCAAGATACCAGCAGATATCACCAAGTTCACGCTTCATATGAAAGACATTCTCTTCATTATAAGGCTTACCTTGGAGAATGATTTTCTTTACAACTTCAGTAAACTCACCTGCTTCCGCACTAATGCCAAGAGCAGCAGTTAGGAGACGAGGAACATCTGCATCATGGGTTGCTTCAAGTTCAGTCATTCGTGCAAGAAGTTGTGCAAAATCACTACTAGCAGGACTTGTAGTTTGACGCACAAACTCAATATACTTATCACTATCAATAACTTTAGTCATATTAGAATTTAAATCCCTCAAATGTTTTTTTAGGTTTCTTTTCTTCATAATCATACTCTTCATCCTTTCCGTTGTCAAGGATATCTTGTTGAGCAGATTGTTCGCAGTCATAAAGACGCATCTTTGCCCTATCAATACCAATCACGAAACGCTTATGAATGGTAGGGTCATTATAACGATTCTTAAGTTGTTTTACAAGAATCTGTCCAAGACCTTCAAGTTCTTCTGTAGAAATCAGAGCAAACATTAAGTCAGCAGTAGCAGGCAAACCAAAAGATTCAGAAGTATCCGTTAGTTCCACATCAGAAGAACCATAACCAGAACGAGTTGTCTGAGTAGCACTTACAATCGGAACATTAAACTCCACAGCAAGACCACGGAGTTCTTCAGCAATAGACTTCACAAAAGTGTAGGAGTTGATATTACTATTTCCACGATACCTTGAAGATGCACAGATATTGAGATAATCGATAAAGATAATATCTGGACGGAATGATTTCTTGAGTGCTAGTTCATTCAATAAAGATTTGAAGTGTCCTGCATGAGCTGAAGCAGTAGGATACTCTTTGATAATTAGCGTACCTTGAGTCTTCTTTGCGAGGTTTGTGACCTTACTCTCAAACATCTGCTTCGGAAGTTCTGCAATATCTTGAATCGGAACATTGAGAAGGTTTGCATCAATTCGTTCTGCAATTCGCTCTTCCGCCATTTCAAGAGTGATGTACAAAACGTTCCTGCCTTGCAATAGGACGGAAGCAGCAACATGGCACATAAAGAGACTTTTTCCGACACCCGTACCAGCAAGAGCGATATTGAGAGTCTTATTAGGTATACCACCTTTTGTGATTTTGTTAAAGTACTCAAGGTCGAATTCAATTTTCTCTTCCTTCTTATGATAGGACTCATATCTTTGTTCGTAGTCTAGCAGATAATCGTGTCCGATATGAGTATCAAAAGATACTGCCAAAGCATCTGAAAGAATACTGGGAATACTATCACGATTTTTCTTTTCATCTTTACCATCAGCAATATGGATAGATTCCATGAGAGCAAGGTAGATTGCACGGTCACGACACCACTTTTCAGTAATATCAACTAACCATTTAAACTCTGTTGGTTCGTCATCAAGATAACTAACCATTTGAGTGATTTCTTTAAAAGAAGTATCATTAATATCTTGACGCTTCTCTACTTCAATACAAAGAACTTCTTTTGTGGCTGGTTGATTATATTCTTGAACAAACTTCAGAATCTCTTCAAATACAATCTTTTGATTTTGATCTTCAAAATATTCGGATTTAATAAATGGAATTACTTTACGAATATATTCTTCATTATGAAGAAGATTACGAAGAATGAGAGTTTCAACTTTGTCCATGTGGAATATCAAATACGAATGTTATTCTTGTCTCATCACCGATATTCACGGTTCCATGAGGTAGTTTATTATTAAACCACAAAAGAGTTCCTGGTTCAACAATTACTGTGTCGGTTCCACAGAAATATTGATATCTTCCAAGAATAGAAAGATGATACCTATCTCTTGTGAGGTAGTAAGTACCTTCATCAATATGTGCTCCAACAATTTCATCAATAGGTAATGAAAGAAATCCGCAACGATGCAATTCTCTATTACCAAAATGCTTGCGTATAATCTTTCTTATTTCACTATGATGAGCATATGCGGGGGTCTTGATATTGATTTCCGAATCTCCAACAAAGTCTTCTTTGCTTTTGACTCCACCCATTATAAGTTGCAAAGCACTAACTGGCAAGTCAGCAAATCCTCTATCAACTAAAGACTGAGAATCTTTAAGATGTTTTTGGTGATCCCAGTCTTTTGGATATTTTTTGAGTTGTTCTACGACTTTTGATACGTTGATTCCTGTTTTCAGAATCTTTATCATGAACCGTAACTAAACTCTTGGCGAGCAATTTCATCAAGTTGTTCCATTACTTCTGGAGTGAAATAAACTTCTGGTTCTTTAAGAATCTGTTTGGCATAAAGTTTTTTACCATCAATCTCATAACGTCCTGCTACATTCTTCCAGAGTCCACCAAGTTCACCAAGTTCCAGAAGACCGTAGTAACGATCAAGACCGCGCTCATCATAATAAAGACGGACTTCAACATCTTTATTCTCCTTACTCAAACGCGATTTAGCAGTCTTAGCCTTGATAATATTTCCGACCACTTCCGTTCCATCCTTTTCTTTTTTCTTGCTGAGATAAATGATCGTGCTTGCTGCGTACTTGAGTCCAGAACCTCCTCCCATTTCTTTAGTTGGTACGTAAGCTCCGATGACATCGTATGTATGATTTGTGACAATGAGCGGGACATTTGCTTGACCTAATTTGAGTGTTAACATTCGGAAAGCACCTTTGATAAGTTGGGATTTAGTCATATCCCGAACTTCTTTTTCATTTAGTGCATCAGTAATTTCTTTAGTTGTCGAAAGCATACCCAGAGAATCCAATACAAACATACATGGTTTGCGATCTCTC